CGGCGGGGGTTGCGGCCGGAGCCGGTCGGCTTCGACATCACGTTGTCACACCACACGAGAGGAGGGTCCATGGCATAGCTCCACAACGGTTGGCGCGTCCCGACATATCCGGGCGGTCCACCGCTTCGGGGGACGCGCTGACGCCACTGTAGGGCAGCGAAGGACGTTGCCAATTTTGATCAGGGAAAGGATGGACAGCATGCAAGTGTCGCCCGTAACGACACAGCTTCGCGATCTGCACGACGATTTTTTGGATGCGTGGCATACCGCCATCGAGGATGGCCTGATAAGCGAGGTGGAGATCGCCGCGCTGACGGCCATGCTGCGTAGCAAGACGGGCCTGATCGCCCGCGCCGACGATGGCGTGCGGCTGGCCCTGAGTAGCCTCAAGGGCGGATCAACCCGGCGCACACGCGAGGGGAGGCAGGAGCTTCAACGCCTTCACGGGCCGATCGATTTCGAGGCGTACAAAAAGCGCCAGGCCGCTGAAGACGGACCTGACGCTGCTTGATGAGGCGCGAACCTCTATTCACCTACGGAGAATCTTACCATGAGCAACCTGACCGATCACGCACAGTACGAACTTTCTCGCGCTGGTCTATTTGATGACGATGCTGACTATGGTGGCGCACACGGCCACGCCGTCATGGAGTTGATCAAGACCTTCGCAGGACAGGGACACAGTGGCATGTCCGCTGGTATCACGCTGAGACTCTTCCACCAGCTTGCGAAGTTCAAACCCATCGGGACGATCACCAGTGACCCGGATGAGTGGGGATTGGTTACTGATGGCATGTGGCAGAACAAGCGGCGGGTAACGTCGTTCTCTCGCGACGCCGGAAAGACTTGGTACGACATTGAGGATGAATCCCTGAACAACGGTGACGTGTGGCATCGGTCCGAAAGCGAGGCGTCCTGATGACCCTCCAGCACCAAGCGCAATTCTCCACGATCCCAGACCACGACAGCGAGCCCTGTCCGCACTGTACCGACGGCACGATACGGACACCGAAGCTTCGGTCCCGTTGGATCGGAGGCAGCAAGGACGGCTATCGCTCCGAGCGCATCGCCTACGACACGCACCTCTGTGAGTCGTGTCAGGGATCGCAGCGGGTCCCGTCTGACGCGGCGCTGAAACGCGAAGCCCAGGCGGCAATCAACGTGGGCAACCTTGCCCGGGCGCTGGATTGCCTCGACCGATTGAGAGATAGACGAGATCACCCGGTGCGGGAGGTTGTGGCGTCCACCCGGAGTGAGGTGGCGTCGTGAGTCGAACTCGGGTTGTGTATGTGAAAGACCAGATACCGGGGGCCGTCTATATCGGCAGAGCAATGCCACAACGGGGGTTACAAGCTGGCAAGTGGGGGAATCCTTACAAGGTTGGCAGGGATGGAACTCGTGCTGAGGTTATCGAAAAGTATCGAACCTTGATTTACCCGGTATCGCCGGACGGTTGGCTCAACACGAACGCGTATCAAGAACTTGTCGGCAAGCCGTTGGCGTGTTGGTGCCGCAAGGATGGTGAGGAACGGACACCAGATAACGCGTGTCATGGGGATGTTCTCATCGAGCTGATCGAGGAACTCGGACTGGAGGTGACGGCATGAACGCGATGAAACAGGCGCTGATAGCCGCCCACCGGGAGTGCCCAGACTTCCCGGTCGATCGCCCGATACCGAGCACCTCGTTCTGGTGCCTCAAGGTTCGATCCGAGCAGCAGGTCGGGCCAGATCACCAGCGATGCACGAAGTGCCGGGAGATCAAGCCGTTCGAGGCGTTTCACTTGCACACTACGCGGCGATCCGGGCGACACCCGCGCTGCAAGGCGTGCCGATCCGCCTACATGAAGGAATGGAGGATAGCGTCGTGACCCCACTTGCCGACTACCGATCTCTGCTGATCCTGACCCGCGCCACCGAGGCGACCTACGACGATTGGCGCGAGACCCGAGACACCGAGTACTGGGGACGATTCATCGACCTCAACGCCCAGCGTGATCGCCGCGTCCGTGACTACGCCGCAATGATCGGCGCGCCCGTGGACCGCGTGATTGACGCCATTGACCACACGATGACCCGACAGGAGGGGATGCGATGGTCCACCTGATTGCCCCCGACGATTTTGATCCCGACGATGCCCTCGAAGCAATGTGGCTCCGCGAGCATGACGGCGCACCGGCGCTGGAGATACCGCACCCGGAGGAAGAGGCGCGTGACATCGTGCTGAGCAACGGCCATTGGCTGCCAGTGCGGTTGGCCTACGTCGCTTTCGATCAAGAGCTGGACACCATCGAGAACGGAGGCAGCAATGACTTTCCCTTTTGACGACCACATCCGCGACATGACGACGTGGCAGACGCCGCCACAGCCCCTGTACCGCCGACGACCGCCGGAGCGACGATCCCAGACGCTCGTTTCGATGCTGATGATTCCGATGCTGGTCGCCCTCACCGTGGCGATGATGTTCCTGATTCCGGTGGCCCTGGCGGGCTAGACGACGCGGCCGGTGGCGGGCATCACGCTCGCCGCTGGTTTCGCATGGAGAAATGAGAATGCAACAGCAGAACGAGAACCGCGCTCTTCGACATATTGATCCTGGCACGCTTGACGTATCCGACGGGTTCGATCCTCGCAAGGTGGACCTGATCAAGAATCGCTACTTTGTTGAGGGTGCTGGTGATGACGAGCTTCAGCTCTTTCTCACGGTCGCGTCCCGGCGTGGACTCGACCCAACACGAAACCACATCTATGCCGTCGAACGCTACGACAGCCAGAAAAAGCGAAAAGTCATCTCCTATCAGGTGAGTATCGACGGCCTCCGGCTCATCGCGGAACGCAGTGGGAAGTACGAAGGCCAGACCGCCCCACGATGGTGTGGCAAGGACGGACAGTGGCGCGATGTATGGCTGGAATCAGACCCACCGGCAGCCGCCAAGGTTGGCGTCTACAAGCGCGGATTCCAGGAACCGGTATGGGCGGTGGCCCGATGGGATAGCTACGTCCAAACAACCAGGGAAGGACAGCCAACGCGATTTTGGAAGTCGATGCCCGACCTTATGTTGGCGAAGTGCTGCGAATCTCTTGCGTTACGAAAGGCGTTCCCGGAAGAGTCGGCGGGGCTCTTCACCTCGGAAGAAATGGGACAAGCAGACGCAATCGATGTGCCATCCCGACATGTGGACGTAGAGACCGGCGAAATCGAAGCACCGCGCCAGACACGCCAGGATCGCCCCAGATCGACGAAAGCCGCCGAGCTGGCGGCTATGGACACCGAGTCCACGCAAGCGCCCCTGTACAGCGAATCTGACGAGTGGCAGGAAGCCAGCAGGAAGCTCCACGCCGTCGCTGGCAATATCGGCGTCGACCACGAGGTATTGCACGCCATGGCGCTGCTGAAGGGACGCCAGAGCCTGAAAGAGATCGACCCCGAGACACTGACGAAGATGACGGCGTTCATTCAGACAGACGACTTCGACGCGTACTACACCAAGTTCATCGCGCCGAAGCTGGAGCAATTGGCAGAGGACGGTGATGCGTCATGACCTACGCCATTGCGGAGCTGATGCGGCTGGGCCTGAGCCATGCGGAGGCCGTGCAGCTTGCGGCCTTCCTGGCGCGGCCTGTTCCGGTTACCCAAACATCAACAGACGAGGCGGCGTAGCGCAAAGAGTTGTGCATGGGTTGTTGCGACACAAACCCATGCACGTTCGGTAAGAAATCCACTTGGAGGATACCAGAGATGAGCACCTTTTTGCGACGAACACGACAAGAACATCGCACGGGTCTTGGTGGTGAGATGCAATGGGTCAACGCCGCCGATCTGCACATCGATCCGACGTATCAGAGATCGGTGAGCGCAGCGGCGGTGCGCGGGATCGTTCGGAGGTTCGATCCAGACATCTTCGGAGTGTTGACGATCTCGATGCGATCGGACGGCCGACTGTACGTCATCGATGGACAGCACCGGCTTCGCGCGATCCAGGAAATGGGATGGAGCGATCAAGACGTGCCGTGCGTGGTCTACAGCGGACTGACGTCCAAGGATGAGGCCCGCATCTTTACCGAGACACAACGTACCCGACGAAAGCTATCGCCACAGAACGTGATGAAGGCTGATCTGTCGTGGGGCAACAATGCCGCAATGGAAATCGCCAATACCGTGGAGGCGGCGGGGTTTCGCCTCAATCTTGACACGAGCAGCAGGGCCAACGGACAGATCGCGGCAATCGGGTCGCTTCGCTATATCGACACACAGTTCCGCGACGGCCTGATGAAAGACGTGCTCGGCATTCTGGCCGAAGCGTGGGGGACGGAAGAAGGACCGCGAGACGCCATTATCGCTGGACTTGCCATCTTCTTATCACGCTACGAGGGGAAGACAGATCGAAAGCGGGTAGTGCGAATCCTGGCCGGGATGAACCCGGAGCGGGTCATTACGGACGGACGCCTGCAAGCGCAGTTGAACGGCCTACAAACCCGCGATGGCGTCGGACGCCAGATCTGGACGATGTACAACCACAAGCTTCATCACAAGTTACCTCCGTGGGATTCCGGGCCGCGCCGGGGCCGGAGACCGGAAGACCAGGCATGACCGACATTCGATTGGCCGACATCATGGAAGAGACCCGGTGCCAGCCACGGGCAACACTCGACCCAGACATGATCTCCACCTATCACGAGGACATGCACGCTGGCGCAGCCTTCCCCCCGTTGACCGTCTTTCATGACGGTCAACGGTACTGGCTCGCGGACGGCTATCACCGTCTAGCGGCACTCAAGCGGCGGGGCGCGACGACGGCGTGCTGTGACGTGCGAGAGGGCACGATCCGCGATGCGATCTTGCATGCCGTGGGGACGAACGCCACGCACGGGCTCCGACGCTCCAATGCCGACAAGCGCCGGGCGGTCGAGCTGCTGCTTGGCGATGACGAATGGACAACGTGGAGCGAAAACAAGATCGCTCAATGTTGTCATGTCACCCGTTACCTCGTCATCAACGTACGGGAATCACTTGCTAAACAACAAGTGATTCCGGAACGCACCTACACGGATCGGTGGGGCAACACTTCCACCATGAATATCGAGAACATCGGCCGGCGCCGCACGGCAACGGTGGACACCGACACTGGCGAGGTCCTGGACGATGCGGATGACGATGATTACCCGGACGCGGAAGAGGTCGACCCGACTGATATCGACACGTACCAGTGGGAGGCAGCGCCCGCGGCGAATGTCACAGCCGCCCCAGCGCGCGTTGCTTTGGACATTTCGCTCGAACCAGTGACGATCACCAGCGGCGATACGGTGTTCATCCTCATGCACACAGACCCGGACCAGCCTCCACACAAGGCCAGCGACATCGTTGTCGTGGCGGCATCCGAGGCGGGGATTTCCCGCTACCTGGATCGCGAGGGTGCGGACGGTGAATCAGAATACCGCCTCGGAGATGAGGGCGGTATTGAGGTGCGATGGGCAGCGGATCGAGACTGGGGGCCATGGGAGACAGACTGGGGGTTTTCCGTCTTCGAGATTGAGCTAGAGCCGTAGTACAGCAAGACGGCCGGCGGGGACCGCTACCAACGCTGCCCGCCTGTGCTGATGGTGATGGATTTCTTATCGTGTAGGGACGGTGGATATGAGGTATACTGGAGTCACGAATAAAGACGGAACCGCCCGGAGTTGGATGCTCCGAACGGTTCCTGACGTCCACCTTGGATTCAGCAAGGAGAACGCTTTGAGTACAGTATACTCCCCTCATACCCCGGTCAATAATGACCAACCCCAAGATGTAACCAAATACCGGATCGGCGGTGCTGCGTGACACGCAAGAGCACCGGCAAGCGCCTGCGTTTTGAGGTATTCAAACGCGATCATTTCACCTGTCAATACTGTGGCGCTCAACCACCTGACGTGGTGCTTGTGGTGGATCACATTACGCCGGTTTCTGCCGGTGGTGACAACGATCCCACGAACCTGATTTCCGCCTGCGAACCATGTAATCAAGGCAAGTCGGACAAGCCGCTCGGGGATCGAATTATCCGCCCCGACGCGGATTTGTTGTACCTCGAAACCCAACAGGAAATATCGGAGATCAAGCGGTATCAGGAATCTATTGTAGAGCGCCTTCGCAGCTTTGAGAATCTGATCGCGTTCTTGCAGGGGAAGTGGTGTCACGATTCTGGTCTTGACTGGAATCCGGCGGATCACATCATTCGGCAGCTCTTGAATAAATACGGACATGAGGCGGCGGGCGAAGCATTGGAGGATGTATCTCTGAAAATCGCTGGCGGCTACCTCGATGACAGTGACGACAAATGGGTACGGTACCTCTTCGCGGTTGCACGGAACCTCTCTGCCGATGAAGAACAGGAGGTCGTGTAGTGGCACGTGCCAGGAACATCAAGCCCGGATTTTTTCGCAATGAAGACCTTGTTGAGATGCCGTTCGAGACGCGCCTGCTCTTCATTGGATTATGGACGGTTGCGGACCGTTTGGGTCGAATGGAAGACCGCCCCAAGCGGATCAAAATGGACATCTTCCCCGCTGATGACGTTGATGTGGATGCATGCCTGACGCAGCTCCATGACGGCGGGTTCATCCTCAGGTATGTCGTAGGGGAAGGTCACTACATTCAAGTGTTAGCCTTCGGCAAGCACCAAAATCCCCACAACAAAGAACAGGCAAGCACCATTCCGGCCCCGGATTCTGATGCCGTACATGACGCAGATACCCGAGACATACCCGAGGCAAGCACCGAACAAGACACGGACATACCCGAGGCAAGCCGTGCTGATTCCCTTAACTCTGATTCTCTGATTCCGGATTCCGGATTCTCTGACTCTCAGGCGCACGCGCCTGCGACCGACCCCGACCCGCCGTCAACACCGACCAATGCGGACGTTCACGAACAACGATTCGCCGAGTTCTGGTCGGCGTACCCGAACAAGACCGGCAAGGGGGCGGCACGAATCTGCTGGCAAAAACGCAAGCCCTCTGCCGAGATGGCCGCTTGTATTTTGGACGCCGTTGCAGCGCAAGCTCGTTCTGAGCGTTGGCAGGACCAGGGCGGTCGCTTTGTGCCAAACCCGGCGACGTGGCTCAACCAGGAACGATGGGATGACGAGCTACCACCCGCCACAGCCCGCGCATCCCCGAACGGCACGCACCGCAACGGCGATGATCGGTCCTGGCGAGACGAGTACCTGCGTGCTGACGACGAATCCGTGATCGACGTGAAAGGCAAGCCAACATGAACCGTCGCATTGCCGCCGAGTTGACCAAGATTCTCGACTTTTACCCGAACGCGAAGATCAGCGAAGCCGACAAACGGGCGCGGGTGGAGTCCTACGCCGAGTACCTGGAGGACTTACCAGAAGACCTGGTCGTTCAGGCCATTCGGGAATGTGCCAAGACCTCGACCTTCTACCCGTCGCTTGCCGAGATTCGCAATCGCGTGATCACCATCGCCGGCGAAGGTGTTCTGGTCGCCCCGGAAACGGCATGGGGTGAGGTGATGAAAGAGGTTCGCCGGATCGGCTACCAGCGCTACGCCAATGGGGAGGAACTTCGGTTCAGTTCGCCCATGATCGCCAAAGCCGTGGAGTCGATCGGCTGGCGAGATATCTGTATGTGCGAGATCGACAACCTGAATACGCTCCGGGCGCAGTTTCGGAATGCGCTTACCGCGATTCAGCATCGCGAAGTTGACCGGGTGGTGAGTGGACGGAATCCGAGCGTAGCGGCAATCAGCGAAGGCGTCCAACCCGCGAAGCGAAACGGGCTTGCGCCGATCGGTGATCTGGTTGTGCTGAAAGACTGGGAGGATCGCGGATGATTCCGATCACGATCACCCCCCGAACTTTGACGTGCGACGAGGAGACTGCGGTCGAAGACGCGCTGAGCGCCGCCGCCGAGTGGGACGCGGGCCGATTGCCGTTGAAGATCGCGCTGATGCAGGGTGGCGAGCTGAGTCCGCACCGAGCGCGTGGTCTGGCGTTTCGGCTCGCCCTGCACGATCCCCGGATACCGGCGCTGGAGCGATTGAGCGAAACCATGAGCACCGGAAACGGCAAGGTGGTGCTGGCTAACGGGGGAATGCTCCCGAGCCACGTGAAGAACATGTCTGACTTTCACGTGGCTCAGGCGAGAAAGAACGGAGTGATCTCCTGATGCACACCACACCACGACGACAGAACACAACCGAATCCATTGACGCCGCCATGAGCCGCATTCCGGACACCTTCACCGTGACTTCCGGTCAGCGGAAGGGCGACGTATTCTGGGTTGCCGTCATTGCCAAACAGCGCGATCCCGAGTTCGGCAGCAAAGAGAAGTTAAACGTCGAAGGGTCTGAGCAGGACGTGCTGGCTGGCGTGATGTGGTGGATCGGTAGCGCCCCACACCGACGAAAGGACGACGCCTGATGCCAGCCGCCAACGTCACCGACGCCGAGATCATTGCACTCTACCAGGGAGGCACCTCGATGCAGAACATCCCCACATGGGGCAACGGGCTCCCCAAAACACTACCGAGCGGCGCGTTCGGCACGATGCTTCGGCGATACCGCGAACGGGAGGGGATGTCGCAATCAGAGCTGGCCCGATGGTCTTGCTGTAACGTTTCGTATATTTCCCGCATGGAGACTGGCACGCGCGTTCCGAGCCGAGAGACCGTACCGAAGCTGGTATGGGCGATGACGCTGAGTGACGACGATGCTGACAGATTACACATGTCGGCGGGGTATGTGACACCGCGCCTTGTGAAGATGGCAGAGACGCACCTGCTCGGAAGGGGGAGCGAATAATGCGTGCCGTTGACCCCAAGCCGCTCACGTTGGAGCGCCGCCCGAGCGTCAAGCAGCGTCAGCCGGGCGCTTGGATTGACGCCGTGAAAGCAATGACGCAGGGAGGCAAGCTCGACACCGTTCCCCGCCCGTTGCCGGAGGGCGCGAGCAGGCTCAGGGTGAAACTCTACGATCGACGCATTGCCGAAGCCGGTGAAGGGGGGTGAGGGATGAGCTGGATGCTTGCAGTTCTGTTTATCGGGATAGGTGTCGCCCTGACGTTTGGCATGGCGTTCGGCATTGATTGGGTGAAATCTTGGTACTACCGGACGTTCCGCCTGCAAGAGATGCGAGAACGTCCCGCAGTGCCTGGTCGAGTCGAGCAGTTCGAGGTAAATCGAACGTTGAGTGGGTGGGCTGCTAAGGCCTACAACAGCAGTTTTCCCAATCACCGCGTGGAGATAGGCTGGGCACACGAAGGCACACACCCAATGGATGCCATACGCAACGTCATTGAGTTGATCGAGCGGGATGAGCAAGGGAGAGGTGAGGGATGAGCCTGAAGGACCGTGTGCCCGCTGACTACACCCGTCCTACGTGCCCGCAGTGTCATCGCACCATGGCCTTTACCCACATGCGCCCAGGTGGCTCTCGATATGCCTGCCTGCCCTGTGAGTTCGACGAGGCTAGGTCAGGCGACCCCGCCACCATACCGATTTCTACCAGCGAGGCGTCGTGGATCATTCGCCACGGCATTACCACGCCGGAGTCGAGAAAGCAGGACATCAATGCCTGAGCTGATGAGCAGTGACACACCCAAGGTCAATGTTTATTCCTGCCAAGTGTGCGAACACGATTTTGTCACGGTTGATCGGGACGAGGGTGTCACGCCAATGTTTATGACGTGCCGGGTGTGCGGTGGGCGAATGGTGTCAGCCATGTACCGATGCGATCAAACACGTATACCGACACACGAGTGGTTACGCCCGAGCCGGGCGCAGATAAAGGGCTATCCCAAGCACGAGCGCGTTCACTTTCGCCAAGGCGGGCTGGATATTCGTGAGATTGCGCCATGACTGACACGACCACACGCCGCACACTCACGGTGCGTATTCCGACAGAACCGCCAGCAGTTTTACTCCCCAACGCGCGTCGTAATGCGCATTGGGGCGATCAGCACCAGGCCACATCCATGTACCGGATGGCGTCAAAGCTGGCGATGATGGGGTACGCGCCAGACACGCCGATCACTGGGCCGGTGAGTCTGGGCATCTATGTGGCGTGGGGACACGGTCGGCGCACCCCCGATCTCGATGCCATTCCTACCGCCACAAAGGCGTGTACGGATGCGCTGGCCGACGCCGGGATCATCCTCGATGACCGTCAGGTTGTCAGCATCACGGTTGGCCAGGAGAAGCTGAGACCGACGAAGGATGATCCTCGACCGGCTGGGTGGACTGAGCTAAGAATCATGGAAGTGAAGGAACCAGCATGAGCAGTCCTGGAAACCCCATCCCCTTTGGCCCGCCACAGCACGACAGCATCGAGTTTCAAGCGCTGGAGTATGCCGGGGGCGAGTGGTGGGTACTCGGCGTTGTCGAACAAATCGGGAAGAAGTACCGATCGTTCCGGCTGACTATATGCGAGGAGGGGAGGAACCGGAATGACCACTGCCAAGACGCTCAAAACACTGCGCAAGGCGTTCGCGGATTTCGAGGCGGCGTACGTTGGGGTCGAGGACGTGTGCCGGGATTCTACGTCAATCGGCCTAGGCCGATCCATCGAAATGATGGACGCGATGCGAGCCGCGCATTTCCAGTTTCGGCAGGCGTTGGCAGATGTCGAGCGAGAAGCGAAGGAACGGAAGGAAACGACTTGAGCGAAACACAACGACATGGCGCGAAAGGCAGAACGATGGATCGCCGAGGAAGATGACGTGTCACCGGACGATGGATAGATTACACTTGGCACCAAGCCACCCTCGCCCCAGGCGGCTTTGCCGTGCGAGGATTCCAGTGACCAACTCCCCAGCACAACCGAAGAGCCCCACTGTCACCCGCCTGCTGACCCAGAATGGCACAAAACGGGATCGGGTCGCTATTCTGCTTGCCGATGACTCCCTCAGCGATGACGCCATTGCCAAGGACCTCGGCATCGGTCGTCGCACGATCGGCCGATGGAAGCAGGACTCGGACTTTGCGGCCCTGGTGGGTGACTATCGCGGCAAGATCATCGCCGAGGCGCTGCGGCTCCCCATTGCCAAGAAGCACGAGCGCATCCGGATTCTCAACGACCTCCAGGACTCCTACCTCACGACCAAGCACCTGCGTGGGAAAACATACGAACAGATAGCGCAGACGCCTGAAGAAGCAGCCCGTGAGATATTCGGTGGCGGGACGCCACCCTGGGCTGCAACCGGCATGTATCTTCAGCAGCCCAAAATAGCGGCAAGTGGGAAGACCGTTGTCGAGTGGGCGTTTGACAAGGCGCTTGACTCGGCTATCAAGGAAACGCAGAAGCAAGCAGCGACAGAGCTTGGGCAGTGGAGCGAAAAGCGCGAGGTCAGCGGGCCAGGTGGTGGTCCGGTCGTCGTTCGCGAGATTCATGTGCCCCGCCCGGACGGTGAGGACTAATGGTTGCCGCCGTTGCCCAGATGCCCCGCAGTGTGTACGAGCTCACGGACGATGGCATCCTGCGCCTGAACTTCCACGAGGGTCAGCAGCGCGCCTACTGGTCGGATAAGCGATTCGTCCTGGTGCTCGCCGGAACGCAGTCGGGCAAGACCAGCATGGGCCCGGCGTGGCTCTTTTCCGAGATACGGCGACGTGGCCCAGGTGACTACCTCGTCGTGTCCCCGACGTTCCCTCTCATGGAAATCAAGGTCATTCCGGAATTCAAACGGTTTTTTATGACCCTGATGAACCTCGGGGACTATGTCAGTTCACCGGTTCGCAAGTTCACCGTGAGCGCCGAGGGCAACCGCATCTTGTTCGGTGACGCCGATCCCGGTGAGGAGACCCACGTCTATTTCGGCTATGGCAATGATCCTGACTCGCTGGAGTCCGCCACCTACAAGGCCGCGTGGATTGACGAAGCAGGACAGAAGAAATTCAAGCGGGCATCGTGGGATGCGATCCTGCGTCGCCTTGCGATCGCTGAAGGCCGGGTCCTGCTAACGACCACACCGTACACCCTGGGATGGCTCAAGACGGAACTCCACGACAAGGCGAACGATTCCGGTCTGAGCATCGACGTGATCAATTTCCCCAGCATGGCGAATCCGTTGTTTCGGCAATCCGAGTGGGCGCGGGCAAAGAGTACCCTGCCCGAGTGGAAGTTCAACATGTTCTATCGGGGGCGGTTCGACCGTCCCGCTGGCCTGATTTATGACTGCTTCGACCGTGCGGTCCACACGATGCCGAGATTCACGATTCCCGAATCCTGGCCGCGCTTTCTCGGGACAGATTTTGGTGGTGTCAACACGGCAGGGGTGTTCTTTGCCGAGGAACAGAATAGCGCTGGCAATCCGACTGGCCGGTATATCGGGTACCGGGAATACCACAATGGCGGCAAGACCGCGAAGCAGCATGCCGTCGATCTGCTCCGAAAAGAACCCCGTATCCCAACGGTGGTGGGCGGCAGCAAGTCCGAGGGCCAGTGGCGATCAGAGTTTGCGGAGGGCGGGTTGCCAATCGAGGAGCCGCCGATCTCGGATGTGGAAGTGGGGATCAATCGGGTCTACGCCGGATTGAAAGACGCATCGTTCGTGCTCTTCAACGATCTTGTCGGGACGCTGGATCAGGTCGAGAGCTATAGTCGTCCGCTTGATGAACGCGGCGAGCCGACCGAAGGAATCGAGGACAAGGAGATGTATCACTACCTCGATGCGTGGCGCTATATCGCGTCATACCTACAAGAGCCGATTGAAATGCTGGGGATTTGGTGATGGATTACACATGGCTGTACTTACTGGTGGGACTCGTGCTCGGAAAAGTGCTGTATTTCGCCGTTGAAGAATGGCGCTACCGTCGGAACGAGAAAGCTGGGGAGCAGTAATGGACAAACCGAAGATCAGGGAGATGACCAACCGCATTATCACCGAGGTTGCTGACCGCTATCAGTGCGACGCACAGGCATTGCGACGTGCAGCCGTTCAGGCAGCCACGGCGGAGATTGATACGGTTGACCGTCCGGAGAATTGGCTCGCACTAATCGCCGCCTTACATGGTGTGCCTGATGAGGCGATGGAGGAAATAGCAACACGGCTGATACGTCCGATTGCCGATGGTGAGGCGGACGATGATGAGCGGTGAAAGTTTCACAGGGATGGTGATGGACGGACGATGTGAGACATGCACGTGGTGGGGAAAGCTCCCGGGCTACGACGAAAATTTCCCGTGGGAACATGCCCCGAGCAATTGGCGCGCTTGCCTTCGGTTGCATCGTGACCACTGGATAGATGACCCGATTCCCGATTCCAAGGCGATCATTGAGGGGTATGAGTGGTACGGGGTGGCAACGGCGCCCGACTTCGGTTGTGTCCAGTGGGAGGCGAAGGAGTAGCTATGGGCATGATGGCAACGTTGCGCGACTGGTTCGGATCGCCTACTGATCCGGCGATCATGAATCGCAGCGAGCTGGCGACGTTCGACACCCGCGACAGCCTCGGCGCCACGATCGCGCCCTGGCAGCACAATACGCCTATTTGGCCGCAGCGCAACCCCGCGACCTACGTCACCGAGGGCTGGGCAAAGGCACCGGTGGTATTCGCTTGCGTGTCCAGCCTGGCGGACGCGACGGCGACCGCGCCGATCCGGGTGATCGAAGATGCGGGCGGGGGGCAGATGGAGCCGGTCGACGACCATGAGCTGACGATGCTGCTCAATGATCCAAACCCCGGCATGAGCCAGTCGGAGTTCGTCTCGGCGGTTGTCGTCAACGCGGCGCTAACCGGATTCTGCGTGATCGAAAAAGAGCGCAGGCGCAACGGTGAGGTGATGGGTCTGTGGCCGTTGCGCTCTGACTGGATACGCCCGATCCCGCGTTCACAGTCGGCCCCGGCGTGGGAGTACCGCATCCCCGGCCATGACCGCCCGTATGTCCTAGAGCCTGAGGACGTGATCGTGCATACGCACGCGCCAGACCCCAACGGCGGCTATACCGGCACCGCGCCGATGGCGGTGGCGCTCAGGGAGCTCGGCATCGAAAACGCCAGCACCGACTTTCTCAAAGCCTTCTTCGACCGGGGGGCATTGCCGGTCTACGGCATTATCCCCAAGCACGCGCCCAGGAGCCAGGAAGAGGGCGACGCCATCATGGAGCGGCTGGTCGACCGCTACGGTGGCGCGATCAATTCGGCCCGCCCGATGCTGCTCACCGGGATCGAGTCGATTGAAAAGCTGGGCATGAATTTCGATGAGATGGCCTATCCCCAGCTCCGTGCCCTGGCCGAAACGCACATCTGCACCGCGTTCCGGGTGCCGCCGATCCTGATCGGCATCCAGGCGGGTCTCGACAAGTCCACCTACAGCAACTACGAGCAGGCGCGCCGCAACTACTACGAGGATGTCATTACGCCGCTCTGGAACCGGCTCGACGGCGCGTTGACGCGCGGCCTGATCCCCGAGTTCGACACCGGGCGGCTCCAGCTAGAGTTCGATACCAGTAAAGTTACGGCGCTCCGAGATGACGAGAACGAGACGTGGCAACGGTCCACAGCGGCGTTGCAGGCGGGCGGCATCACGGTCAACGACTTTCGCCGCGGCGTCGGATTATCGCCGCTGACCAGTGGCGACGTGCTGTACGTGCCGTTCTCAGCAACGCCGCAGCAAGCGACAGAAGAGCGAGGCAGGGGGGCGATGGGAACGATCACCGGCGGAACCCGTGACGAGATTAGGGCGGTGTTCACCGAGGAGATCATCCCGGAGATCGAGCGGGCGCTGAGGATTGAGGCACCACATCATCGGGCGTTGCCGGAGTCGCCGTACGAACAGCGCGACGGTCGCACGTATCTGCGCTGGAATGCGATCAGCGATCTAGAGCAACGTCGGCTGACTCGTGCCGCACAGCACAATCGCGACATGATCCAGAAGTTCAGCGACCTGCTGGAGCCGCGCATGGTGGCGTTCTTCCTGGAGCAGGGTGAGCGGGTGGTGACGTCGCTTGCCGGTTCGCGGGATCTGGAGATGCCCACCTCCTACGTAGCGTCCAGGCGCGCCCTAGATGATGTCGGCTGGGATGATGAGAACCGGCGGCTGGCCGCGATCATCGAACAATGGTTCGGCGAGGCGGGCGTGCTCATGTTTGCCGAGATTGCCGGCCAGCTCGACAGCAACATTGCCTGGACGACCGGCAATCAGTATGTGCAACTGCTCATGGATGATCTCGGGTTGCGCATCAAGGGCATCAGCGAGACGACGCGAAAGCAGGTTGAGGCGGTGATCGTCACGGGGCTGGGCGAGGGGAAGAGCATTCCGCAAATGGCGGACGATCTTAGCGGGATGTTCGCCGATACCTACAAAGGGCGGGCAACAGCGATTGCGAGGACTGAGAGCCAGTTCGCTGCCAACACCACAGCGGCAGTGGCGTACGAGGAAAGCGGCATCCGCAAGGCGCTGCTGCTGGATAATCCGGGGCACAGTGAGGCGTACGGGGCTTCTGATGGCCTGTCATGTGCTGAGCGGAATCAGTTAGTGGTCGACGTGCGACAGGTGCAGCGTCATGCCAGCGCCGAGCACCCAAACGGGACCATGGCAGTAGCGCCACTATTGCCGGAGGTTCCCGCATGATGCACGTCCACCAGGCGGCAGGACGTGAAGAACTCAGGAGGGCACGATGAATGATGATCAGCGCTGCCAGACGTGTCGCTGGTGGGTGGAACGCGAACGCGAGCGAAAGCCTGATCCTCTTGGCGTCGGATGGGATGATCCTATCTATGACGGCACACTGGCGAAAGCTAGTTATGATCTTCGGATCGCGATGGTAGGAGTGTTGGCGCCGCTGTTTGTGGCGGCGGAGTGGGCATTCGGTCGCATACGCTCGTGGAGGAAGAGATGATGCTCCGCTGGCTGGCGGTCAAGTGCCCTGTGTGCGGTCGGCATCATTGCATGGCGGCGCCGGGCAGTATGGTGCGCTGGCGGTGCAAGCTGTGCAAGCGGTTTCGTGTGGTCACGGTGTAGAATGGTCGTGCAGACCAGAAGTGCATGGTCTGTTCGCTTGCGGGGGTAGGTACAATGATCCTAGGCGTACCTGTAAGCTGGCGTAGAGAGCCCCCATTGTCTGCGCCGATGCCAACGTTCCGTTCCGGTCTTTTTTGGTATAATTACCCCCTATAATAGAAGAAGCCCCGGCGGTGTTGGATCACCCCGAGGCGTGACACCGAAGGAGTTAGCTTCGATGCGTGATGATCTTACCAGAGAGATACTTTCCGAATCATTAATCCAAAGGCTTGCTTCAAAAGTAGATAGGCGGAGCACCAATGAGTGCTGGCCTTTCGCTGGGTGTCGAATGCCACAGGGATATGGGCGCTTGTCAGTGAATTTTGGGCATGGCGTCGAGTATGCACACCGTATTGCTTTTATGCTAGCCAATGACGAAGACATTCCGGCTGGCATGGTTGTCATGCATACCTGCGACAATCCGCCGTGCTGCAACCCGTCTCATCTTCGGGTGGCAACACAGTCAGAGAATTGCCTTGACCGAGATCGAAAAGGTCGGCGCTCCAAAAAAATCACGCGGCCCCCTGCATATAAGCTGACTGATGAGGAATCGAGAGAAGCGGGAAGATTGTATGAGAGTGGGTGGATGGCATCCGAGGTGTCAGTGTGTTTTGACGTGAGTGTGCCATTAGTGCTTCGAGCAATTCGTCGTGTTGGATTCAAAGTGCGAACACCACAGGAGACCAGGGGGTTACGCAAGATCGCATAACGGTGTACAATAGTTACGTAACCGCATAGCTATGGGCCATAGCGCCTTTGCGACGAGACCACAACGGTCCTGACTTCCAGTGAAGTCGGGGCCGTTTTTTCGTTTAATCCCGGCGAGGCGGCAATGGGCGATCAACGACAGCGCTCCGATATTCAATACCGTATGGCCGAGCTTCGCGCATCCGATGATGCCAGGGGCTTCTCGGGCTACGCTTCGCACTTCGGCACTGTTGACTCCTACGGCACCGCCGTCAAGAAGGGCGCGTTCCGCAAGACGCTCAAAGAGCGCGGTGAGCGTATCCCGGTGCTGTGGCAGCACAACCCCGACTGGCCGATAGGCCGCCCCACCGAACTCAAAGAAGACAAAACCGGTCTGCGCTTTGACGCGGCGATCTCGGAAGCGACCACCTACGGGCGTGACGCGATGGCGTTGCTGCGTGATGACGTGCCGCTCGGCATGAGCTTCGGTTTCCAGACCATCAAGAGCCGGGAGGCCACCGACGACGACAGTCTCGACTACTCCCAGGCGCCGGATTTCTTCACCAGCAAAGAGGGCAAGAAGCATGTCCAGGTGATCGAAGAGGTTCGCCTGTGGGAAATCAGCCTGGTCACCTTCGCGGCCAACGAGCAAGCCATGATCAATGACGTACGCGCCGCTGCCGAAGCGGACGCGCTCCACTCCCTTATCGAGCACATTCGTGACGGGTCGCTTTCGGGCGATCACGCCGCGCTGGTTGCTGATCTTGTCGCCGCATACGAGCAACGCGCGGAGCCGGAGCCGGGTCCGCCCACTCCACTCGCCGGGCTGAATGCACGACGCCGAATTGACATCGCACTCGCCCTCCATCGAGGGCACGACTGGCTAGGAGCCTGAAACGATGAAGACCCTTTCTCTGGTTGAGTTGAACGGACGAATGAACAAGGCGGTGACTCGCCTCGACGAGCTCCGCACCAAGGACGGAACCGATGAGGGGCTGACCGACGATGAGAATCGTGAGGTTGATGCGCTGATTGCCGAGGTCAACGATCTCGGCCCCCAGATCGTTCGGGCAAAGAGCCTGGACGCGATTTCCTCCGATCACAAGAGCGGGCAGGAGAGCAACGGTCGTGTGAGCGGGGTGATTGCTCGGGGTGAGCGAAAAGTCGAGGACACACATGAACCGCGTGAACGGCGGTCACTGCCCCGGCAGTTTTTCGATTCCGACGAGATGGAGACGCTGCGGGCCCGGCAGGGGCAGGGCGTGGCGTCGTTTGATATCAAGTCGTTCTGGAACATGCGGAGCGCCGCGGCCGACGACATGGAACAACGTGCTCCTGTCCACACCGGAACGCTGCCCGCGGATTACCTCGAGCCGCAGCGGATACCTGGTATCCAGCGAGGATCGGACCTGTTCGGATCGCTTCGTGACGTGCTCAACGTTGGCGTGACTGATAAGGAATCGCTGGTGTTCTTCCGCGAGTTGGTGTTCACCAACAACGCCGCATTCGTTGGCGAGGCGACCGTCAGTGGTGACACCAGTGGGACCAAGCCGGAAAGCGCGATCACGTTCGAGCAGGACATCGCGACGATTGGCACTATTGCGCACCACCTCCCGATCACCCGACAACTGTTGTGGAGTGCGCCGGAGTTCGAGAGCTATATCAATGGCCGCCTGATCGACGGGCTGCGCCTCGAAGAGAACAACCAGCTTCTTAACGGCGACGGCGTGGGCGAGAACCCGAGCGGGCTCCTCAACACCGCTGGTATCCAGTACCTCGACAACACCGCCACGACCGGCTATTGGGCGGTCAACCCGGTCGATGGCGTAGGTACCTCAAACGAGAACTTTGAGCGCCTCTTGCGTGCCCGCACGCTCGTCTCGACGGTGGGCCGGGCTCGCGCCAATTTCGTCGTGCTGAACCCGGTGGACCATGAGAAGTTCCTCGCGACCAAGGACGGCCAGCGCCAGTACTTCGGGCAAGGCCCGTTCAATGGCGCGCCAGTCTCGACGATCTGGGGCTTGCGCGTGGTCGAAAACGAGAACATCGCCGCGGGCAACGCGCTGGTCGGCGATGGCCGTCAAGCGACGATCTGGGACCGGATGCAAGCGACGGTCAGCACCGGCACGATCGACAAGCAATTCATCCGCAACATGCTGACGTTGCTGGCGGAGGAACGGGTTGGCCTGGCCGTAGACCGGCCGCAGGGGTTCGCCCATGTCGAGCTGGCCGCCTAATGGTTCGCCGGACGGACACCGGGCAGTTCGTCGAGCCTGACGGGGAACCCCTGATGGTGACGAACCGTCCGGTATCCGTCCTGATGGGCGAACACAGTGGCGTGACGATATACACCAACGAGGAGACGCAGCTCATGGCGAAAAAGGCAGAACGGGACGGCATCTATGTCCTCAACGGTCGGCATTTCAAGGCGCGGGCCGGGAAGCCGTTGCCGGATGGCGCAACGATGCTGGATGCGCCGGAAGCGCGAAGCAAGGGGATAGCGCCGGAGAATCGCAAGCTCGATGCCGCTCCCGAGAATCGAAGCAAGACCAGCAAGAAGGACGATAACGCCTGATGCCCGCATACGCCGATCTCCCTACCATCAAGGTCATGCTCAACATCGACACCGCCAACATCGGCGCCGATGCACGGCTGGACGCGCTCAACACGTCGCTGAGTGACCTAATGGACCGGGAGCTGGGGCGGTCATTTGTCGATGACGGTGTACCGGTGATCGAAACACGCACCGTGCGACACAGCGGATCGTCCCCGGTGCTGATGCTGCCAAGGCCGATTGCGTCCGTGACGGGCATCGTCTACGGCGGATCGTGGGACGGCACGGCGTGGATTGACTCGACCGTCCTGGAATCCGACAGCTACCGACTGCGGGCAGTGGATCGGTACGGATTTGCTTGGGGTATCGACCTCGCCGTGGGATGGGCAAACGCGTACCGCATTACCGGCGCATGGGCGGACCAGAACGGCGCTGTCCCGACGCCGGTGACCGAAGCGCTGAATGTCCTGGTGGCACGGCATTACAAGATCGACGAGGCGGGGCCGAGCGGCACAGTGGTCGGCCCCGACGAGTTCTCGGTCCGGCCGGATAGCCCGTGGAGCGACAAGCGGGTCGTCAAGGCCATCGACCAGTACCGATTACCGGAGCATGTGCTGTGAACATCGAGGTTGACATCTCTGATCTGATCGTGCTGGACCGTCGCCTGAGCGGCGCGGGCCCGGTGATTCAGCGGCACCTGGTGAGCGGTGTCGACAAGGCCGGGAAGCTGATCGAGGGCGGTGCCAAGGGGATTGTGCCGGTCAGAACTGGCCACCTGCGCCGCAACATCACGTCGAGCGCACGGGCAACCTCGGGCGGTGCTCAGGCGATTGTGGCGGCATCCACGCCGTACGCGCGGTTTGTGGAAGAGGGGCGCGGTCCGGTTGTCGCCAGTCCCGGCAAGGTGCTGCGCTTCACGATCGGCTCCCAGGTGATCTACCGCAAGCGCGTCGGCCCGGCGCGAGGACGCTGGTACATGCGGACGGCGTTCCAACGTAACCAGGCTGGGGCCGTGCGGCTGGTGCGCCAGGCGGGGCAGGACGCGGCCTACGAAATCATCGGGGGCTTGTGATGCTGCTGCCGGAGATATGCAACGGCCTTGCCAGTCGCCTGATAGCGACGATGGGCGTCAACAGCGCCTACGGCAACGCGCCAAACCGGCTCGGCGCGTTGCCGTGCGGCGTGGTGTTCAGCGACCCGGACACGCCGAGCACGATCACGATGGGGCAATCGGAGATGTGGCAACACCGGCTGATGCCCCGGCTCTACATCGCGCCGCTAAAGAACATTCCTAACGAGCTGGAGGCGGCGATGCCGTTTGTTGAGGCGTTCGTCGAGGCGGTGCGAGCGAAGTACCAGCTGGGGGTGGCCGGAGTCTACGGGGCGAACGTGCTGTCGTACCGGATCGGTACCGCAGACTACGGCGGCGTCAGCTACGTCGTTGTCGAATGGCAGGTCGAGGTGAAAGCCAAGCAGAACACGAGGATAACCCTATGAGCACGACCTATTACTACAACGGGCGGCGCACCCCGGCGGGAAAACCGATGGAAACCCTGCAAGGCGTCCCGGCCCGTGATCTTGATGAGGCCGATGTCGCCAGGTTGAGCGATGACCAGGTGGATAGCCTGGCGACCAAGGGCGCGGACGGCAATCAGTTGTACACCAAGTCCAAGCCCAGCACGGAAGCACCGAAGCCCGCGTCGGCGCCAGCGAAGGGGAGCGCGAATGCCGGAGACCGTGCGTCGCAATGACGGGGTGCGCTGCCTGTTTTGCGGAAAGAAGCTGGCCGAGCGGCTGGCTGGCGAATTAGAGGTCATGTGTCGGCATTGCAAGCGGTATCAGACCATCCGAAGCGCGGCGGACGAAGGCCGCATAACGATTCGATTTGTGGCCGACGAGGCCCAGCAACGAGAGGCGGTGAAAAGATGGTGCTATTTCGCTTCTGGCCAGTTCCGGCCACGAACAATACCAGCAATTGCGCCCATAGAAACACCGTATTCATCGGCAAGCATCTTTGTCGTCACTTTGTACGGCTTGTATCGGCGCAGAATGTCTTTCGCCTGTTCAAGCGTGAGCCGGGATTGAGAACACGACTCGCCTCTAGGCTGTTTGTTACGACCTTTCCGGTACATATCAATCATGTTATCTCGGTTGGTCCCAATGAACAGGTGATCGGGGTTGCAACAGCGAGGGATATCGCAATGGTGACAAACAAACAGGCCTTCAGGGATGTCCCCATGAAAAATCATATAGGCGAGGCGATGCGCGGGGCATTGACGGTAAACACCATCAATCGTTGCGTAGGCGGCCCCGCGACCGTTTCCAGTCATGCCACCTGTCCAGAGCCAGCAGCCATCCGGGCTGGAGGTTCGGTCAAGTCTGGAAAGAAATCGGCTGATGTCATTCTCGGGTATGCTGGGCATGTCAACCTCCTTGGTAGGTTGGCCGGCCCGAGGGTGTTACCAGCACCGCTCGGGCATTTCGTTGCCCTAAGTATACCGTAGTTTCCGTTGTTTTTGGTGACGTAGTAACGAAAGGCAGGCCCTCAATTGGCACAAAATGAAACCATTCTCGATCGCGTACAAGCGGGGTTTGAGACGACCCCAGGAACGGCGGTTCCGGCGATGCGCAAGCTTTACTCGCGTGTCGCGCCGAGCATCGACGCGCCGCTGAGCTGGTTCAACGACCAGACCGGCACCTACGCAAACCGGCGTCGGGCCTCCAAGGGGCGTACCAGCGTCAGCATGAGCGCTACCGACCTGATGACGTTCGAGGACCTGCATTGGTGGCTCTACATGTTCGTGGAGGGCACGCCCGACACGGCGCAGGGCGGCGGCGCCACGCCCAACGGGGTCTACACCCACGACTTCATCCCCGATCTTGCCACCGACACGCTGAAAAGCGCGACGTTTGAGTGGGGCGATCCGGGGAACAAATACACGACCAGCCAGGTCTACGCCAACAGCTTCACCTTGCGCGGTGACGCCGACAGCGACAGCGAGCTCGGCTGGATGATCGAGGCGGACCTGATCGGTCGCACGTTCGACCCGCTGGCCACGTTCACGGCACTGCCAGATCGCACGACTGAGGTCGTGATGGCGCGGGGCACGCAGTGCTTTATCGACCCCACCCCCGCGACGATCGGCACGACCGAAGTCGAGACGCTGATCAACTGGTCGATCTCCGGCAATATCAACCGGCACACCAAGGCATTCTCACGGGACAAGCAATACGTGGCGCAAGGACGGACCGGACGCCGGGAACGCACCTTCGATGTGCAGTTCACGATGGAGTTCGAGGACGACCTTGAGTTCGCAAACTACCGCAACGAGGTTCCGGTGCAGCGGGCGGTCAGGTTGGCGCAGCAGGGCAGCGACATCTCCACTGACTTGCCGAAAGAACTCCAGATCGACGTGCTTGGCTACTGGAGCGCGGTGAGCTTCGGAGACCGGGAGGGCAACAAGACCATCACCTACAGCCTCAACGCGGGGTACGACGCCATTGAGGCGTTCGACGCCACGTTCAAGATCGTGAATGAGCAGGCGGCGATCACGGCCTGATAGCGGGACAGTGTCCAAGGAGTGACCAATGACCACGAAGGCAAAGCAGAACGGCGCGGCGACGGATTTTGATATCAGCGCCTACCGTCTCCCCCCGGTGTACGAGTGGGTCGAGTGCGAGAAAGACGAGATCAACGAGGGGCTGACCAAGCCACTGCGGATTCGCGTTCTGGTCAACCCGACCAAGGCCGAGGTGGTGTCGCTGGGCCAGCAGGTATCGGCGCTATTCCAGCAATCAGCCGATCTCATAAAGACGGCGATCGAGGCGAGAAAAGCCGCAAAGGACGCGCCGACTGAGGACGACATCGCTGAAACCGTGGCGGCAATGCCTGGTGACGAGGGCCAAAAAGCCGACACCGAGCTTTTCGCGCTGGTTGCGCCCAGGGTGGTGCAGTGGAACGTCAAGGCCGAGCGCACGGACGGTGAGACCGTCGACCTGCCGCCCCCTGCGGACACCAACGGCACGTCCATGCAGGTGCTCAATGTGCGGCAACAACTCTGGATCGTCGGTATTGTGCAGAACGCGCACCACGGCGGCGAAACCCGGTCAAAACTGTCAAGGCGGCCCGAAGCTACGGCAGCTGGCGAGGACGCAAAGACGCCGAGCGGGCCGCAAGTCGGACCTACCCCGACTACGGCGAGCCGCCGCACCCGCCAGCCGAATTGCTGACGGCGCTGGAAATGGACATGGAGCGCAAGCCTACGCCGAACGAGTGGCTGGCGCAGGACGCATGGTTCGACAGCCTCATGCGCGAGGTCCATCAGGCGTTCGAGGATGGCTACAGGGAATCACACGGCACAACCGAGCGGCGGTTGCCGAAGCCGACGCAGGGGCCGCAACGGCCGGACGGGAAGGGGACACGGTGATGATGGGGCGCTACGTGGAATTCATGCGCCTATGGGCATCAGCTTCGCGACGGTGCCGCTCATTCTCGCGATGGAAGTATTCCGATGCCTCCCTTGCCGCGTCATATAGCGTGAACCAAAAGATGATTGTTATGACCAGTATCACGACGCTGCAGACAGCGATAACTAGGAGCGCTATTCCTTCAGGCATTTTGGGGCCTCCACAAGGTTGCGGCAATCTCATGCCTTCATTCTACGCGACTCCTGGAGGATACCAATAATGGCTGGCAACGCGGTCGAAATCCGCATCACGGCATCTGATGGCGCGTCGCAGACATTCAAGTCCATCGGCGGCAGCGCGTCGGCCATGGGCGACAGCATCACCGGAGCGGCGAACGACAGCAAGAAGAGTATCGCTGACCTGAGTAGCGAGCTCACCACAGTGGGCACAGCGCTCGTCGGTGTTGGCGCGGTGATGACGGGAGCGGTGGTCGGGCCGATGCTGGCGGGCGCGAAGGCCGCGTTCAATCAGGTCAGTGCGGTCGAACAGGCGACATTCGCGCTTAGCGCCTATGGTGGCAGCGCGGAGGATGTTAGCGCCGCGCTTCAGGATTTGACCGCCTATGCCGAGGACGCATCGCGTTCTGGCGGTATCTTCTGGTCAGAGGACTTGTACGCCGCCGCGCAAAACCTCGTCGTGATGGGGGCCGAACTCGACAACGTGTCCGAGTACGTGCAGATCATGTCCCGATCCGTGGGGCTGGGCGCATCGTCGTGGGATGAGCTGGGCGTCGTTATTGGCCGGGTGATCTCAACCGGTCGGCTCGCGGGCAATGAGTTCGACGAGCTTTCTAAAGCCGGATACCGGCTCGATGAATCGCTCCGCAATACCGATATCTCCGCCGAGCAACTCTTCGACGCGCTCGACCGAGGTATCCCAGCGGACTCATTGCTTGGTCAAGCCGACACGATTAGCGGTGCGTTGATTTATCTCCAGGGTTCGCTGCTCAATGTCGGTCAGGCGTTCCTCGGCGTCAATGACGATATGGAGTTCATGGCGGGCGGGCTGGGCGACCAGCTGGTCGGTAGCATCGGGCAGGCGCGGGAAGTCCTGCTGGCCATGGTTCCAGCAGCGGAGGCGTTTGGCAGCGCCGCAGCGGTGGCGGGAGGTGCGGCGAGCGGCCTCGTTGATGTTGTGCTGATGCTGCCAGAACCGGCCCAGACGGCGGCGATTGCAATGACCGGTCTCACCGGATCGGTCACGCTTGCGGCAGGCGGGCTGATGCTTGTTGTGCCAAGGATTGCCGCCACTGTAACCGCGCTCAATGCGCTCAAAGCAGGGTTGGGGACTACGGCGGCGCTGGCGACAGGATGGGGCGCCGCGTTGGCGGTTGGCGCGGTTGGAGGTGTAGTGCTCGGTAAGGCGGCGTATGAGGTTTGGGAGTCCTTCCGGCAGGGCGAGCCGATTGTCGTCCGGCTTCATGCCGCGCTTGAATCGCTTGCTGATCAGGATTTTATTGGGTTCTTTCGCCAACTTGCCTTCGGTGCCGACGAGACCAACGCCGCGCTTGAAGCCGTAACGGGGAATGCCCAGGATTTGTGGAAGACCGCTGCCGAACAGCAAGTCTTGGGCAATACCGAGGTTGGCACATCCTTGGAACGCCTGGCGGCAAACTATGTTGTCGTCAATGATCTCGCTGCGGAGCGCGTTGAATCCGAATGGCTGCTGGCCAGAGCAAACCAGGAACATGTGCTTGCAGGCAAGCCATTGGAAATGGCCGAGAACGATCTTCGGGAAGCCATGACCCTCACCACAGCCGAGATGGCTGTGCGAGAAGAGGCGCTGAACGCCCTTGGCATGGCCTATCTCAATCCCGTAACCAATGCGGATGAGCTTAATAGCAAGCTCGCGTCTCTTGACCAGCAATTTTACGATGGCAAGATCACGCTCGACCAACATACAGACGGCCTGATTACCTTGGCTCGCGAATATGGCCTCATGCCAGACGCCATTGACGGCACGACCGACGCCATGGAGCGGCAAAGCACGGGCATCGACCGGCTGAACGCCAAGCGGATGAGCGCGCTGGAGATTCTCGGCAGCCTCGAAGAGGCAGAACGAGACAATCTCGCATGGCAGACGGAGCGGGAGCGCACGGCCTACGCTAACCAGAAGATCGGCCCCGAAGCTCGCGCCGAACAGGAAGCCGCCGCCGTCGAAGCGCTGACCGGGACGCTGGAAACCCTCAACGAAGCCCAGACCCGCGTCAACGAGACGTATATGGAGTGGCTCAGCAACGGCGGCAACATCCTCGGCTTCCTGATGGACTTCAGCATGTTGTCGCTCGAAGGCTCCGCGTCGTGGGCAGAGTTTGCCAACGAGTTCAACGCCGGGCTTGACACCGACCAGCTCAATCGGTCATTCGATGCCGTCCTGAACGTCTTCGACCAGATCGACTCACTTGCCAGTCGACCGGCAGCCGCGCTCAATATCGTTGAGACGCTGTTTGGTGAGGGCGGTGATCCCTACGATGCCATCGGCCCATTGCGTGACTTGTACGACACTGGCCGTATCGGGCAGGAGCAGTTCAACGCCGCTGTCCTGACTGGCATCACCATTCAGAGCACCTATGGTGAGATTCAATCAACGCTGAACAAGATACGGGTCGATCAGCTTCCGTTACTCGAAGCCGAGTACCTTGCATATCAAGACCAGCTCCGAGCCATATCCGAGCTGGGGCCGGTGGAACAACGGCGGGCGCTGGCGCTCCAGGACACGGCGGTCCAAGCACAACTTGCCACGCAGTACAGCACGGCCTACGCGGCATCGGTTGGGGAGATACCCGAAGAGGTCGCCACCAACATGATCGTGTCGGCGGCGGAAGCCGATCCGGTGCTGGCCGACCTGCTGGTGCAATTCGGGCTGGTCGAAGAGGGCGCGGACGGCGAGCTGCGGGTCAACTTCCCGGACGGCGACACAGTAGAGCAGAGCATCACCGGCCTGACCAACAGCATCGACGCGCTGATCATCACGATGGGCGGCGTACCGCCGCTGCGGATCGAAGCCGATACCGACGAGGCCATGGACAACGTGGTTGCGTTCGGCGACTACCTGCTTGATATCGACAACGTCCGGGCCAGTATGGGGGTCGATGCCGACACGAGTGATGCCGAGGCGAATATCGGTGGACTTGTCTCGACGCTTGATACGCTTGCCGGACAATCCTACGAGGTCGAGATACGCGCCACCGTCGCTGATGCTGGCGGTGCGCTTGGCAAGGCAGCGAGCGGCGCGGCGGCGAATATCTTCGGCTTACCGGAGTCCGTCGATATCGAGGTCACGGCCACGACGACGGGCGGGCAGGAGGTCCAGGACCTTGCCGCAGGCGTCAGGGAGCTTCCGGACAGCGCGTCGGTGGCGGTCAGTGTCGATGCTCAGGGGTTTGCCGAGATCGGCTCCCTGTTCGACATGATCCGGGCGTTGGATGAAGCGTCGGCGACCGTGAACGTCGCTGTGGTCGCGGATACCAGTGACCTGGACACGGCGCTCTTCGCTATCCGCAACACGCCGCCCGAGGCTGCGTTCATCACCGTGCCGATTCTTGGCGACGCTGGGGGCCAGAACGGCGCGCTCACCACCATCTTCAATCTTGACGCCGCTGGGCACGAGGTTAACGTCGCGATCACTGCCACGTCGGACGGCACCGAGGCCGTAACCACGGCGCTGCAAGGCGTCACGGCCGCCGCAGACGCAATCCCGGAATCGGAAAGCGTGACCGTCGTGGCGTTGGCGGAAGGGGCGACGGCGGCACTCAACGGCGTGACCAGCGCCGCCAACGGCATCCCCGAATCGGAGAGTGTGAGCGTCACCGTGTTCGGCGCGTCTTCGGCGGTCTCGGCCCTCAACAGTGTCGCCAATGCAGCGAACAACATCCCATCATCACGCTCCACCACGATCACGACTAACCGCGTCACCAACAACGTCCAACGGTACAGCAGCGTCGGCCCCCGGCCATTCGCCACGGGCGGCACGGTCTGGGGCAATGACGCGCCGCCGGGCATGTTCGATCACATTGCCCGCGCCGCGACCGGGCGCACGATCATGGTGGGCGAGGCTGGGCCGGAGATGGTGACGTTGCCGCACGGCTCCCAGGTGACGCCGCACGCGGCCAGCATGAGCCGGGGGGAGGCCAGTGGAGGCGGTGTCACGATCAACATCGGGACGATCAACGGCGGCAACCGTGACGAGATCAAGGCGGTGTTCGCCCAGGAGATCGTGCCGATGGTCACGCAGGCCATTCGCGAGCAGGAACGCGGGATGGGGGTGAGCTAAATGGAGCCGTTGACGTGGAGTTTTGGCACGACGGGAAGCGGCATCGTCTCGTTCGCGGTCGTTGCTGACAACCCGAGGGGGCAGATCGCGGGATGGTCGGGCGGCCCCAAGATCATCGTCACGCCGATTGCCGGATCCGACCCGCCCATCACCCAGCTAGAGAAGATCTACACCGGACCGTCGCGGGTGATGTGGCGGCTCTATCTCGACTCGATCGAGGACTACCAGGCGCTCAAGGCCAAGGAGGGCACGATCGACATCCTCACGGTCGCCGCGAACACGCAGACGCATCCGGGCGATGCGGTCACGGTGAACGGGGAGCCGCATGTCCAGTTGCCTCACACCCAGTTGCTGTTGCTGAATGACGAGGATGTCCGGTTTGCGGACTACGTGGAAGTCGAAGCGACGTTCGTCCGGCAACTCGACCCGGCAACGGGCTTGCCGGTGGCATTCACATGAGACACGCCATGAGCACGAAGGAGCTACCGCATGCCGCTTAATTTTGGGTTCCCCCGTCACACAAACTCGACGGTGATCGACGCCAACCATCCCAACGAGCTGCAGGTGGCGCTGGAATCACTGACCGGCCTGCCGACGCCGACGGAGTACGGGGATTTCAACGACCGGGTCGATCCGGGGGCGGCGGGCACGGCGGGTCAGGCTCCCGTATGGGGTCCGGCTGGCCCGGTCTACGTCACCAGCCGCATCAACGCCGCCGCCTACAGCAGTCTTGCGGCTGCGCTGGCGGCGTCCGATGGGAGCAAGTCCGTGTATGTCCCGCCCGGTGCGTACAGCATCAGTGCCGCGCTCACCCCGCCCGCCGGAACCACCGTTGAGATGCACCCCAACGCCGTGATCGAGCAGACGACGGCGACGACCCCGGTGTTCGACCTGCTCGATGTCCCTGATGTGCGGATTATCGGGGGCCAGCTCGACTGGAACGGGAGTCGCGATTTCACCGGGGGCAGCGCACGCGGCGATGCCAGCATGAACCTCAACGCGGCGGCGTGGACGAACAGCAACGGCACCGTCGTCGAGGGCATCGCGCCCTTCGGGTTCCATGTGGGCATCGTCGTCAGCGGGTGGAATGGGACGGCGCTGGAGGATGGGCACACGCACGATGCCCGCGTGTCTGAGGTCGCCGTCGATACCGTCAACTTCGGCGTCCTCGCGTTCGGCACGACGAACCTTAACATCCACCAACTGCGCGGCACGTATGACATGTTCAACGATGTTGGCAGCGGCGCGCCGCCACCGCACCTCATCTATTTCTCCGCTGCGGGCGGCACGAACGGTCGCAACATCGCACCGTCCATCGCGGATTGCTACGCAGGAGGCGGCGACACGTCGAGCGCGTACCAGCTCAAGGGCATCACCGGGGGCGGCGCACGAGGGCTGCACGCCGGGTCTGTGCCCGCGCTGCTGAACATCATGCGGACCAAGCGATTCCGGGTTGAGGGCGGCAGTGCGGAAGCGACCACGGACGTTGCCGACTATGCGGTGAGCATCCAAGTGGTGACGACGCCGACCGAGGTGGAGGGCGTCACGGTGCGGGGCATCAGCATCGGGTCGGCACCGGGCGGGCGACTGGCGACGATGCAAGGCACGGATTGCGAGCTGGTCGAGATCGCCGCGAACATGAATTCATCCACGACCACATCGTCACAAGGGCATATCCGTGTATACGGATCGCGGAACAGCGTGATCCGGCCCCGGTTGCGCGAGATCGGCGTCGGGGCGCAAAACGGTGTCCAATTTTGGACCGGCACCGGGCACCGGCTGGAACATCCCGACATGATCGACGTCCAGCACCTCGCCCGCGTCGTCTCTCCCGCAACGGCCACGATCGTCTACGATCCGACCCGGATCACGGCTCTGCAAACGCCCATGATACGGAGCGGAGGGGAAGCGGATCGACTGCAGATATCCCCGACGCGACGTGTCGTCAACGTGACCACGGCGGCGGTCCAGCTCGATCCCGTCGCCGCCACGAGAACATCCTTCCGATTCACGATCTCGGCCACAACGATTGGCGCGCCAAACGCCTTCGTGGCGATCACGGGACTCATGCATGAGGTCGAGATTCATAACGACACTGCCGGAGCAATCACGACGACATGGGGAGCGGGCATCGTGCTGAGGTCCGCATGGACCGATCCTGCGGCGGGGGCGCGATCCTTTATCACCGTCATGTACGACGGTGCCAACTGGGTCGAGACGGGGAGGTCAGGATGACACCAGCACGGCCTCGCCTCCGCCTGGGGCACGCATGACCACCAACATGACCGCGAGGAGCGGTAACTGATGGCAACCACCGGCTACGGCATCGGCGAATACGGGATCGCGACGTACGAGGTAGCGCCTGGTTCGGTCCCGGCACCACGTCCGCCGACCCTGACGTGGACGGTGCGGATCAATGGCGTCCTGACGCCGACTCGCACGTTTCGCACCAGCCACAGCGTCAACAAGCCGGTCGCCACCGGCTCCATCACCATCAAGGCACCGAAGCCGATCCATGCCGAGATCGGGGCGACGGTCACGATCCACGCCGGGTACGACGGCGCGTCGTTGCCGATCTTCAGCGGGCGTATCCCCGATTACCGGGGCGCGTTCAGCTCGTCCGGCGGCGAGGTCACCATCGAGCTCGAAGGCAAGGGGCGGCGGCTGTTCTATGGCCATGACACGTGGTTGGGCGTGCAGGGGCCGCTTCGCATGTTCAGTTGGTGGCGGTCCCTGGCGAACTACGTCGGGATCGCGAACTACTGGGCGGACGCCACCGAGGATGTCGACGGCTTTGATCTCATGCTGGGCGACAACCCCCAGATCAATGACGGCATCGCGCTGGTTGATCGCCGCAGCTCACCGGGCGCGGAGATGGCGCGGCTCGCACGGCTGTTCGGCTACCGGCACTTCGAGACGCAAACCCACATCCGCTTGCAGCGCGTGAGCGGGCTGCCGACCAAGCCGGTCGAGGAGCTGGTGAAGTTCGAGCAGGGCGTCAACGTCCGGGAGATTCGGCGTGACGAGCACATAGACGGGATCGCCAACTACTGGGACGTGTATGGCGCGGAGTACACCGCCGCCGACGGATCCGAGGTGGCGATCCGGTCGCTCCCGGCAGTCATCACGGCGGACCCGCTGTACGGGCCGTCCGGGGTCGCTCGTGAAGAGATTCGCGACAGCGCCCTGACGACCTGGGACCTGGCCGACGCTAGCCGCAACGCGCACGAGGTCGATTATTCGGAGCCGTCGTCAATATGGTCCTTGGAGACGCGGGGCGATCCCGAGCGGACGCCCGGCGAACAGATCGCGCTCCTGAGCCAGGACGTCGGGCCGCAGGTTGTGGTCACCGGATCGGTCGTCTCGTTCCCGGTCGCGGCGTGGCTGATGTCGGTCGATCACGACGGCGGGGAAGGTGGATGGACCACCAGGATGACCGGGTGGACCGGGGCCGGGACGGCGCTGCCCGCCGGGTCTGATTGCACCACGATCACGCTGCTGGGCTCGGATGGGCGGCACCTGGGCGACGAGACGCTGAGCCATTACCGGCGGCCTCAGCCGGACGGCACCATTGTCAAGCTGCCGTTCACCGTCCCTGACGATTACAGCACCCTGACGCTCTTGTACGAGGCGCACGGCACGAACTCCTACATGACCGATACCGAGACGAACGTGAGCCGATTCGAGATATGGCAGGGCGGCGAGCGGGCCACCGATCAGGGCGATCTGCCATTCCTGCCCGAGTACCTGGAGCAGAAATTCGATTACAGCACGAACGGTAATCCGCGTGCCTGGTCGCCCGGCGTGAATGCGCTGAGCGGCTCACTGGCGGCAGGCGCGGCGGAGTTGTGGATCATCAGCGGGACTGACACCGGGTTCGATGATTTTGAAGTGAAAAACGTGCGCCTCCGGCTGTGCGGGATCGGCACACCCTTAATTGTTGGCAACTACGAAAGCGGGTAGAGCATGAGCGTCACCGACAAAGATCTCCGTGCCGCCGCCAATGTCCTTGCGCGGGCGTTGAAATCCGAACCGGACATCCGGCGGGCGCAACGGGTGGACCGGGCCATTGCCAACGACGGCAAGGTGATTCGTGATCAGGTCATCGGCATCATCAAGATGATCGAGAATATCGACGCCAACCGAGACGACCTGACGGCGACAGAAATCAACCTGATTGACAAGCTCACCAAGCTCAAGGGCGAACTCAACGACCCCGTGCATGGCACGTTTTTGTACGACACGTTCACTGGCAGCGACGGCACTCCGCTCACCGCCCACACCGGCGAGAGCGGGGCGACTTGGACCAGCGACGGCGGCTCCTTCAACGTCACCAACGGTCGCGTCCAAGGCACATCTACCGGCTTTGTGCTGGCCAGCGGCCTGCCACCGTCCGCCGATTACGTCGTCTTTGCCGAGTTCACGCACCTTACCGACGCGGGCGTCAACGGTGTGGCGGTGCGCATCCAGCCGGGAACAGACACCGGGTATTACCTGTATTACAGCCTCGGCAACTTCCGGCTGCGCAAGCGGGTGAACGGGGTCATGACCGTGCTCGGCGATTATCCGTACGCCGTTGGCAGCCTTCCGGTCGTGGCGGGGCTGGCCATCGCCGGGGATAGAATCGACGTGTTTGTCAACGGTGCGCTGACGGCGACGGTCACCGACACCAGCATCACGGCGCGGGGTCGCGCGGGGTTGCGATCCTCGTCGGTCTCACCCACCACCGGGTATCACCTCGACAACGTGCGGGGTAGCGGCTACGTCGCGGTCGTGGCGCTGGTGGAGACGCTGAAAAACGCACTGACGACTGCGCTCAACGATGAAGAAGCGGACCGGATCGCCGCCGACAACGCCCTCGACGCGGCCAAACGGGCGCTCAATGTCGCCGTGCCAGAAGCGGACGTTGAGGGGCTGTCGACGAAGCTGGTGTCGCTTGCGAACACGGACAGCAACCTGAGTAACGATATCACCGCCGTGGACGCGAAGACCAAGACGCGCAGCAAGGGAAGTGACGAGACGTTTGTCAATCTGTCTGGCGAACTCACGTGTGACGTCTACGTGCCGATCGGCCCGAACGAGCAGTGGCATATCGGCGTAACGCTGGCCTATACAACGAGCGCGACGGGTGGCACGAATTTCAACGGGGTGCAATTCGGTCTGCGGCCTCCATCAGCAACCCTTCTGGAGGGAGAGACTATTGGCGTGCCCAATTCGGGGTCGAGCCTGACCCCATCCTCCCTGGGCTTTGCCGGAGGGCTGACCAGTCTTTGGTACACCACCTATGAGACCTCGCTCGGATACGCCAAGATCGATGCCATTGCCTACAGCGGGTCAACCGCGAACGGCGTGCTGAACGTCATTCTCGGCCTGGTCGATACGGCGGACACGGTTGTGGTCAAAGCTGGATCGTCGATCATCGCGACCCGGCAGAACTAGGGGGAGCTTTATCGTGGAGATAACGAAAGACGAACAAACAATTCTGCTTGACGAGACCACCGGCGCAACGATGGGGATCGCGTCCCCACCGGGTGATACCCCGGACGTGTCGGCAACCCTTACGATCCGCGATCGTGACGGCGCGGAAATCACCAGGCACGTCCTGTCTCTCGCGATCGCCATCACCATCGCCAGCGCATTGACAGACACCGTGGGTGGCCACGAGCGACGCCAGCGCCGGGATCGGCGCATTGCGGATGGAAAGTGGGTTGACCGGAAACTCGCGGAACTGAAACGCCAAAACGCCAATGGAGAACCATCATGACCACACCAGACACCATCACCATCACGTTACCGGACGGCGCAACGATCACGCTCACCACCACCACCAACGACGGCGCATCCGACACCCGGATCGTCGTGACGAGCAAGCGCGCCGCGGTCAAGGCCGACGAGGTGATGGACCGCGACAGCCTGATCGCCCTGTCGTACGCGATCATCGAGACGATGAACCAGCGGGCAACGACGCGGCGGGAAAATCGAACGGAGTAGACCAACATGCTCGATCCGGCATATGTTCGCACGTTAGGGATGCACCATGACCAACACAACCGAAATCATGGTAATCCTGACCGCCCTCAGTACGACGTTCGGCACGCTGGCAAAATGGTGGGTGGACCGGCAAGACGCTCGCTCCGTATTGTCGTTAGCGAAGACCGAGGCCGACAAGACGGTCGTGACCCTCCAGGCCGCCGTCGAGACCAAAAACGCGGAGCTGGCCAGCAAGAACGCGACCATTGGCCAGCGGGACGCGCGCATTGTGCACCTGGAATCGTTGCTATTCTCGAAGGATGGCGGGTCATGATCGCGTTCTTGCTGGCACGAACATTGCATGCCTTGTGGCCCCGGCGAAACAATGGAGAGGTGGCGGATTTCGTGGAGCGGATGCGTGTATCCCGCCGCTACGGCCTGGAACAGACCCGCATCTCGCAACGGGAGATGCGCCGGATGACGAAGCGCAGCGTGGTCGAACGGGCGATCATCGGCGGGCATGACCGGGAGGATACGCACGGTGAATAAGCGAGGCAGGGTTAATCCGCTGGCGTGGATATTGGCGCTCGTGTTGACTACGATCATCGCCCTGCAATTCGTCGATGACGCCAACACGGAAGCCTACTTCGATCCGCCGATGCTGGCCGTGATCTCGATTGCCTACCTGTGCGCGTGGCTCGTGATGATCCGCACCAACTGGCGATTGTGGTCGATGCTGGGCGCGGGGCTGGTCTGCACGGTGCTGGCCGACGCCATGCTCTACTGGTACATCCTGGCGGGCAGCCCGTTACACCTCGGCATCGGCCTTTGGCTTAGTATCGTTCGCAGCCTGTTGTTCTGGGGAGGACCGGCGCTGTTGCTCGGATTGCTCTTGGAGTGGCGCAAGGAGCGGGCTGGCGTCGTGACGATGGTGCAGCCGGGGTTGTCATCCCTCGCTGACGATCAGGGTCTGCACGGCATGGTCGCTGTACTGGCGGCGGCGCTGCCCGTGACGGTGGCGGATACGTCGGGACGGATCGTCAATACCACGGCGGCGATGGACGCGATGGCCGGATACAGTCCGGGCGAGCTGACCGGGAAGAATCTCACCACCCTGATGCCGCCGAAATGGGTCAAACATCACAAATCTGGACTCAAACGCTACCTGGCCACGGGCGAGAGCGAGATCCTCGGCAAGGTGGTACCGGTGGAGCTGCTCCGCAAGGACGGGACCGTGATCCCGGTCTCGCTGGCCGTCACCGTTGGCGAGTACGACGGCGAGCGATGGCTGATCGGCGGCATGTGGGAGCGCGAACCGGACGCTCCCTAGGGTATACTCATCCTATCGACGGAGCAGTAGTACGCTCCCTTTCCCCCATCCTCGCAACACGAACGGCCCCACGGGCCGGGAGGTTGCTTGTGTCAACGCTTCCCACCCATCCCTATCGATCATTAATCGAAGACGCCTGCCAGTACGCACATCCTGTTCCCCCGGATGTGTTGGAAGCCATGGTATGGGTTGAAAGTAACTTCGACCCCAACGCCCGCAGCGCGAGCAACGCCATCGGTCTCACGCAGGTCATCTCCAAGTGGCATGTAAACCTCATCCGTTCCGTCGCTGTGTCCTTGTCGATGGCATATTCCCATCCGGATGAAGCGTTGCTCGATCCCCAACTGAATCTCCGAGTAGGAGCACGCCACCTGAAATGGTGCTATGGCGAATGCGGGTCGTGGGAATCGGCAGTGGCGAAGTACCACAGCGGGCAGTGCGTCCCGCCTGAAGGTTTTGTAGATGGGCAGGGCACCTCGACCGTTCGACACGTTGAGAAGTTTCGCGCTGCACTCACGCAGGTAAAGGAGGCACACGGGCAAACAGCGGACATCGTTGAGGACCAGGAGGAACCCATGGCGACACATCGCTACATACTTTCCGGTGGACACCGCAATGAGAATCGGGGCGGTGCCAGGCATGAGATCGACTGGACGTATCCGTCCGTTGTCGCACTGAAAGCCGAGATCGAAGCGCGGGGCGGGAAGGCGTGGATCGTTCACGAGCATGACGGCGATAGCGACCCCACGTTTAGCCGGGGGCGCGGGTTGCAGAACGTGGCCCGGCGCTGTGTCGAACTTGCGCAGCAACTCGGCGGCGTGGACGCCTATATCAGCTCACACTACAACGGCGGTGGGTCGCCAGGGTTTCACGCCATCTTCCCGGACGGCTGGTCGGCTCCTGACCGCAAGGCCGATAACCCGCTCGATGTGCGGCTGTGCCGCCGGATGCGCGATGCCGTCAAGGCCACGAACACCGTCAGGATGCTCGGATGGACTGCCGACTCCCCCGGCGTGATGAGTGAGCGCGAAACCCACGTTGGTTCGCAAGGCTTTCGACTTGGCGAGTTCGTCGGCACGCTCGGATTCCGTGACACCACCGCCCGCGTCATTATCGAAGCGGGCAGTATCGACACGTGGGAATCATCCTTTATTCAGAACCCGGCGTGGGTGCGCAATACCTACGCTGTGGCAATTGTCGATGCACTCGAGGACGTGTTTGGGGAGTTCGCGGGGGAAACAACCGCTCCTGTCCCAGAGAAGCCCGCCACGGTGTACGCCAAGCCCGCACCCGCACCGTGGGCAGCACCGCTCCGTGACGGCAGCAAGACATCGGTGACGTTGCCAGACGGCACGACTTGGTTCGTGGTCAACAATCTCTATCGGGCGAAGCGGGATACGCCACGACGGCAATATGCCATAGAAAGCGGCGCGGAAGTCGGGGAGCCGGTACCGTCAGGTTCGGTCTTTATGATCGACGCAGTCGGTACCGGAACTGATGCCGGACCATATGCGCTGTCCCCTTGGGACACAAGATTTGATCTGGACGATTTGGAGTTGGTACAGGAAACGGAGCAACCCGACCTGTTAGCTGATGCGAAGTCCGCCCTGAAATCCGCGCTGTAGAAAGGATGGTGATGACGTATCTACCACCCGTCTCAGGAGGATACCTATGACAACCGTAGAAATACTGCTCGTGATCATCATTATCGTGTGCGTTGTCGCGGTGTTCGGCGGGATGCGCCGATGACCAGCAACGACATTGCCGATGTCCATGACCCCGCGCCGCCCGTGGTCGTCATAGATCGGCGCCAAGAACTGAAGCCGAATTCCGTTGCCGATGATGAAGACCCGAAGCCGACACAGGTAGACGACAAGGGTCTCCGGGAAGCAATTGAGGCGATCAAAAGCCGGAGCACGTCTGGCGTTGGGAGAAATCGTGACCATCTATTTTAAATATCTCGGATGGCGATGGCGGCATGTCCTGAAGGCCATGACCTGTCGCGTGATTGGCCATCGCTGGCACACGATGAACCCGCGTGATACCTGCTGCGATCGATGTTGCTGGATGCCAGACGAAACACCCCTCCCGCCACTCACGGGTGGCTATGCTCATGGATGGGGGTCACTCATACCAGGGTATGGCCCGGCACGGTACGGAATACGACGACTTCGATCCAGGACAGGAGCGCCTTGACGACCGTGGAGCTACTTCTTTTGATAATCATTATCGTGTGCGTTGTCGCAGTCCTCGGCGGGATGCGCCGATGACGACCAACGACATTGCCGAGGCGCATGACCGCGCCGTATCGCTGGTGGACTTCCTCGCACAACGGCAAGGCGCAACCACCGGCAGGGGCGCGTCGCGGGCATGGGAGAACGCGCTCGCCAAGGCCGAAGAGCTTGAGTACTGGACTGGCCGCGCCAAGGAACTCGACGCGAACCATGAACCGACGCCGATCTATGACGACCAGGGGCGGCGCGAGGAATTGAAGCCGGAGTCCGTCTGGCGAGGGGAGAAAACATGACGAACAGAACAGGAGACACAATGAACGCAAGCAGAGAACCGTTACTGACCTCAGGTGCCGTTGTCGCCATTGTCGCCGCGTTTCTTGTTTTCATGGAGCAGATGGGCCTGCCGATAAACGCCGATCAACAAGACGCGGCAAGAAACCTCGTGGCCGTGCTTGCGCCGCTAGTGCTTGCGGGGATCGCTCGCCAACTCGTGGTCTCGCCGGCGTCCGCGCATGACCTTGCAACCGATTCCGCGACCACGGGGACGGCGGACCCGAACGGCGTGATTCCGTAGGGAGGACTGGAATGATCGTGGAGATACTGAAGTACCTGGGGTTGTTCATGGCGGCGGGATCGGGCGCGTTCCTGGCGTGCGCGTTTCGGCTGGCGTCCCGAGAGGATCGGCAATCGACGGTGATTGTGGATCGGATTGCGGAGTGACCAGTGATGCACGACAGGCAGCCCAGGACATGGAGGCCAAATGGATGAAACGTCCGACCGCTGCTGGACCGGTCCTGTTCCTCATGTCCGCCCAACTGTACGCAGGGTGCACGTTTATGATGCAGGTCGACAAGGGCGAGTTCCTGGTGGGGCTTTTTCCGCCGAAAGGGTCGTCGGTCGACATCTGCCATGGACGCGATGCCGACATCGTTGTGGCGATTTTGGACGCGATTCAACAATGGCAGACGGCGCTGGAAAGTGAGCCGGAATGAACCGCCCGCGCATCGTCCGCGATCCCGATATTCTCGGCGGCGCCAGCAGAATCGAAGGGACACGCATCCGGCCCGCGATGGTTCGCTCCTACGACTACGACGTGGCAGTGATTCGGGACCAATATCCCCACCTCACCTATGCCCAGATCAATGCTGCCATCGAATACGAGCTGCATTGGTCACAGCGGTTACGACGGTGGCTGTCGCTGAATACCGCGCCGCTCCGGTACCAGGTTGCCGCCTGGCTGCTGGGGACGGACGCGGAGACGCTGCGGGATGATGTGGGGTGATCACGACGGCGCTTGCGCGTCCCGTTCCGCCGTATCGGCAAGGCGGCGTAGCTCACGGGCGATACCGGACGGGCCTTCGCCCGCCTGCCGGGCATCGAGATCGAAAAAGACCGCCGCCTCGCGCAAGGTCGCGACGGGGCCGACCGCCCGCGTTGAACGGTCACTGGCCAGGTAGCCCATCCGGGCGATCTTGTCGGCGCCAGGCCGGACGTTGCCGCCCTCCCACGCCTGGACGGTCTTGACGGCGACGCCGATGGTATCGGCAAATCGCTGTTGTGTCATGGCAAGCCGGGTACGGAGGTCTTTAATGGCCTCGGGGGTCATGGGGACACAAGGGAGAGCGCGTATGCTGAGTCACCGCTCATGATCGCCTCATGTACCTCGTCCTGTCGCTCGTCCCCCGCCAACTCCCATGCGCGATAGGCATCGAGCCACCATGCGAGACAGGAGGCCGGATCGTCATTACACCCGTCATCGTGGAGAGCGTCGCCGAGTAGCGATGTTTCCGAGGTCGGGGCCAAGCTGTTGTCGATCGTATGGATGATAGCCCAAAAGTAGTCATGGTCCGTATCGGCGTCGCGAAGCCTCGGCTCGTCGATCACCCAGGAAAACCCCTTGCCAGTCAGCATGTCGTTGATCATCGTTCGCGTGCTCATTGTGTGATCTCCCGTGATTCGGGTGGAGCCGTTCTCCATCCGCTGTACCTATATAGTACATCTATTTTAGCACCGTGTCAAGGGGGTAGAGAATGATCCGCCCGCGCACGATCCGCCCTGACCCGAATGTGACGCGAACCTGACACACTCGTGGGGCAAGATGGGGAAACACCACCAGCCTCTGCCTGTCGTATACTGCGCAGAATCGGCCATTCTCGCGACGCAAGGAACACCGGAGAAACACATTGTACGACTATCACGTGCAGACAAACCCCTATGGATACGGGGTATCTCGCGAACATGACCCGTCCTTGCCACAATGCGGGTTATTTTGGGCCTGTTTTGTCTGTCGATGTTGTAGATATGAGATGATGTCTCACCTCGTTTGCTTCTCCATCTCCGGTAAGCAGCGCTCCAAGCTCGTCGGTGGCGTGCTGGCGCATATCCGGCGCTAAATGGCTATAAATGTCCAACGTCATCGCGATCGAGCTGTGCCCGAGCAGCTCCTGCACGACCTTGGCGGGTGTCCCGGCGGACAGCAGCAGCGATGCGGCGCTGTGGCGAAATCCATGGGGCGAGAGTGGCGGCAGGTCCGTCTCGGCGATGGCGCGGCGGATCATCTCGCGGGCGGCGCTGGGATGGAATCGGTCTCCTGCGGTGTTGAGAAAGACAAGCTTGTCGGGGTTCGGCCATCCCTGGGCATATTGCCGGTCCTGGTGATCGCGCAGCATCTGCCGGACAGGCGCGGGGATCGGGATCGTGCGACGGCTGGCGTCGGTCTTGGTGGTCGGGGAGACATACGCTTCGCCGTTGGCGCTCAGGCTCATGGTGGCGACGACGCGCAGCTGGCCGGCATCGAGATCGACATTGCGCCATGACAGGCCCAGGGTCTCACCGATCCGCATGCCGGTGGCGAGCATCAACGCGACGATGGGATAGATGGGGCGCTGCCGGATATGTCCAAGAAACCGCTGGCACTGCGCAGCGGTCCAGGTCGCCGGGGTGCGTTTCGGCAGGCGGGGCAGGGCGAGAGATGACGCCGGGTTGCGGGCGATCAGCTCGTCACGGATCGCGCTGTTGAGCATGGATCGCAGCTGGGTCGTGACGGCCCGGACGTAGGACGCACTGTAGTCCCCGGTAGACAACCGGTCGACAAACCGCTGGCAATCGATCCGGCGCAGGTCGTCGAGTCGCCGGTCTCCCAGCGCGGGCGCGATCCGATGTTTCCAACTCGAGCGGCGGGCATAGGTGGTACTGGACGCCCACTCGCGTTCCATCCGCGCCATCCAGAGCGCTCCATACTGCGCGACGGTCATCTCCGGGCTGACGCTGATGCCATCGACGACGACGCTGGTTTCGGTCGCGGACAGCCACGCCTCCGCAGCCTTTCGGGTGGAGAACCGACGACGAAACTGGCGGCGCGCACTGTCGCGGTCCCGACCGGAGAGCCGCGCCTCCCAGCGGGCATCCCCGCGGCTGGGCGTGGTGATCTTGCGAATCGTGCCCCGTGCCATGATCCCCTCCTGTGGTAACGGTCCATCATCGGTATCGCTGTCCCACCAGTGGGACGCCAGTGCGTTCGTGGTAGTAGAGCTCGTCTATCCATCGAACGCACCCAGGAGGACATTATGGGCAAAATGATCGATCTCGACGGCCACACGTTTTTCCATGACCGGGGCGTGGACCGCGAGCTGGCCAACCGGCTAGCGCTCCAAATCGATCTCGCGAGTGCGGTGATCCTGGTAGGGACGCCGGGTGAACGCCATTCTGAAGAGCTCGTCTTCGATGACGCGACGGTACGGCACGCACTGCGGACCGTGGTGGACGCAATGCGCCGCCACAGCTACCGTAGGCGGCGCGTGACGCCGGTGCCGAAGCCCACGCGTCCGCACTGCGAGCTGTGCCAAGGGGACGGCTCGATCCGCAACCCCTACAGCGGTGAGCTGTTCGACTGCCCGGTGTGCCGGTAACTAGATCCGAAACGATTCGGTGCGTCGCACGACCGATGCGACGATCAATGCAAGCACCGACACGACACTGAAGAGCGCGGCGCTCGATCCAGGAGTCATCAATGTGGCTCCGACGCCGGTGTTGGGCAGGTCGGTTGCGCCGCCAGCATCGCCGTTGCCGTTAGCGTCATCGTCGCCTGAGCCGGTATCGTCTCCACTCACCACGCCGGGGTTCGTGCCGGGGTTGCCCGCGTAGTCATACGTTTCGCACACCAACCTATCTTGGTCATTGCCATCGAGTCGGCCTGGGTCACTAGGGTCTGCGTCATACACAGACTGGGCAGCCGCCCGCGAAACATAATCGCCGCAGTCGTCACCAGTGGCCCCAGCCGATACCGACAATCCAAGCAGCAGTGACAGCGCCGCGAACAGTGCAAAAACAAAACGTCGCATGATGGTTCCCTTCCACATCCTGTGAACAGATAGACGGTTCCTGGCATCGAGCGCCTTCGCCAGCGCATCACTTGGCCATAGGCGACTCCTTGGTATCGTGGTCCTGGTCAAAGGTGAGCATCTGATCAAGGATGCCTTCAATGAACGCTTCACGTTCTTGACTCCAAATGAGACGCTTCATCTTGGCGTGAAACCGCTCGGGAGGGCTTTCTGGGTTGGGTTGGTACGGATCGCGTGGAAGATGCCCCGCCAGACGCATCACGTCATCAGGCTCGCTGGAAAACACCTTCGCGATTTTTGCGATGGATTTAGAGTTAGGTGTTCTCTTGCCTTCAAGCCAAAGAGATACAGAGCTATGACTGACGCCAATTCGCACTGCAAGCGCCGTTACCCCTATACGCTCGTTTTCCATTTTCCCTAGCAGCCACCGGCCAAAATCGTTCGTCACAGGACTATCCCTTTTGGTGACGAAGTAAACTTGACAGCCGTGACAAAAGAGACTATTCTGGTGACATGAGTGATGAACAGCGCTACGACGCAACCCTTCTGGCAAAGGTTCTTCGAGACCAAGGTCGCAAGCAGCGGTGGCTTGCGGCGGAGATTGGCACAAATGAATCCCTCGTTTCCGAGTGGGTGAATGGTCGCCGTACGGTCAGTGAACATCGGGCCCGACAGGTTGCTAGTGTTTTAGGGGTCCCTTTTTATTTACTCTTCCATGTGACAGAAGAGTCGAAATCCGTTACCAGAGAGGCCGTAGCATCGTGACCAACGCTCCAAAGACCCGCTACTCGCTGGTGGAGGCGTCCCGGCTGGCCCACATGCACACCGACAAGCTGGGTTCCCTGATCGTGCGGGGCGAGGTGGCGGGGTGCCGCAAGGTGGATTGCCGCTACATCATCCCGATCGGTCACTTTGACCGGTTCCTCGGCATCACCACGCCGCGACACCCGTTCATCGTCGATATCAATGCTCAGCGGCGGAAAGTGGTGGCGTCCTGATGTCTGCATATTCCTTCTTTCCGTGCGGCGACTGCCGCCCCTCATCTCTCCCCCTTGCGGGCGTGCTGCCAGCCAGCAGCCGTCCGACACGAGACAGCAGCATCCATCGCTGGTGTCTCGTGTCGGGCGAGTGTGACGCGCTTGCCCGGTGTGGTCCCTCCACACCTCACGCGGATTCACGGGTCGATACCCCGTGGGTCCGTGCCACGCCTGCGCGTGCGTCTGCTTGTCGGCTCTCTTCTCCCGGCATCCGGACGGCACAACCGCGCGGAGGCGTGACATGGGCGATTCCGCCAGAACCCGGCGCGATCCACCACCGTGTCCATGCTGACCATCGCAAAACCCGGCATACGGGCACGGGCCGGGACAACGCGGCGAGGTTGGTGTCCCGATCGGTGTCGTACTACCGCGCCGGGTTCTGGCGGAGCCGGTCGGCTTCGACATCACGTTGTCACACCACACGAGAGGAGGGTCCATGGCATAGCTCCACAACGGTTGGCGCGTCCCGACATATCCGGGCGGTCCACCGCTTCGGGGGACCGCCCGGATA